AAGAGTGGTTGCGGAGCCAGCCGGAATACCCGGTTTTCGACACGCACATTCGCTATTCCGAAAAGGTGGCGGAAAGCACGTTTTCGGAATCCCCCATTGCGGAATACAGCCGCCGGAGCGGGGCCGCTATGGACTATATCGCATTTGTGCGGGAATATCTGGACCGCGGGAAGAAATAGAGGACCGCGGGAATGAACTGCAATCGCTGTAAAAACCTGAATATGACGGAAGAACAGCAAAAAAGGCTGGGGACAAAAGAACCGCATATTTGCTTGAAGTACGGGCGGCGGGTTTTTCACAGATCAAGCAAACCGGGATTTCACAAAATGATATATCCGTGTCGGGAGTGCGAACAAGAAAAGAACTTGTCCGATTCGGACAGAAAGGGGCGTACATAGTGGGAAAGTTTAATCTGAATCAGATTTTGAACGACGCTTCAAAGCGGGCCGCGCCTGGCGGCGGAGGGCAGACCGCCCCCGCCAGCCGCCCGGCGACGATTGAGCGGTTGAGCGTCTTTGACCTTGTGCCGTCGGAAGATAACTTCTATTCGATGAACGACATTGAAGAACTGAAAAGCAAGATCGAACTTGCCGGGAAGGTGCTTCAAAACTTCATCGTCGTTCCGCTGGGCGGCGGGAAATACAAGGTCATTTCGGGACACCGCCGCCGCGCCGCCTGCATTTCCCTTGTGGAAGAGGGAAAACCGGAATATGAGTTTGTCCCGTGTACCGTAGAAGCGGACGAAGAGGACGCGGAGGTTCAGGCAATCCGGGAAGAAATTATGCTGATTGCGGCGAACTCCCAGCGTGAAAAAACGGCGTGGGACAAGATCGAGGAAGCCCGCCGGACCCGCGCACTTTTGGAGAAAATCAAGAGACAAGAGAAGTTGCCCGGCGATATGCGGAAGCTGGTGGCGCAGACCTTGAACACCAGCCCGGCGCAGATCGGGCGGTTCGACGCGATCACCCGGAATCTTTGCCCGGCGTTCATGGAGGAATTGAAAGCCGACCGCATAAACATTTCAACCGCGTATGAACTGTCCGGGCTTTCGGCGGAAGATCAGACCGCGGCGTTTGAGGAATACCGGGAAACCGGGGAAATTTCAATCAAGGCCGCGCGGGAGCGGAAGCAGGACACGCCGCCCGCGGCGGAGGTCCCGGCGGAAGAGCCGGAAGCGGAGCGGGAGGAATCGCCAGCGACCCCGCAGGACGCGCCACAGACCGCCACAGGGCCGCGGGAAGCGGACGGGCGGGAAAAGATACCACCCGCTGCGGGAGCGCCCACAGAGGGCCGCACAGAGCCGGAGGAACAGCCGGAAACCGCCGGGCAGGATAAACCGCCCGCCACCTCTTCCCCGCCGCCTACGGGCGCGGAACAGACAGACGATCAGGAAATGAACGCTGACCGCGCCGAACGGCAATTAAAGAATCTGCTGGAATACTGCATGGACAAGGCGGAATCTTTCGACCGTTCGCGGAACTGGACGGCGGACGTTCAAGCCCTTTATATCGCCATTGACAAGCTGGAAGAGTGAGGGCCGCGACGATGAATCAGGAAAAAGTTTTGATTTTCGGCGGATTTACGGAAGAGGAAGCGAAAGCGATAAAAGAAGCCGCGCGGATTTGGGCGGAGCGGGTGCGAATTGCCATAGAAGAAGCGGTGGCGGCGTTTTCAAATATTCTTTTGCAGATCGGCCCACCTGACCTTGAAGCTTTGGACGATCTACGGAAAGAGTTGGAGGAAATCGGGAGAGAGAGCCGCGTCCGGCGGCGGAAGATGGAGCGGAGCCGGGCGCGGGCCATAGAACAGCGATACCGGGCGGAGATTCACCGCGTCGAGCGGGAAAGGTTTTATAGGCGGATATATAAGCCGCCCTAAAGCATAAATCGGAGGAACGGGCATGAAGCGCGGAAAAGTAATTTCAATCTTGCGGTTCTTTAGCACGATTGACAAAGAAATTCAAATGAACAATGCGACCGTCGAGGACTTGAACGACCGCTATTATTTGGCGCTGGGCGCGGTCAATATGGACGGCTTGCCGCATGGGAAAGGCGGGGTTTCAAAGCCGGTTGAAAACATGGTGGCGAATGTCCCCGATTACGTCCGAAAGAAGATTGCAGGAAAACAGCGCCGGAACAAGCGGCTGGAAGAAGTCGGGGCCGCTATCGGGCGGGAACTGGACCGTCTGAATTACTATGAAAAAGCGGTTGTAACATGGTTTTATTTAGACGGCGCAACGTGGGAACAGATTTCGGGACGGCTGAATTACAGCCCGCGGCAATGTCGAAACATACGCGACAAGGCTTTAGACCGGCTGACAAGCTGGTTTTCGGCGAATAAAGCAATTTTTACATTCAAATTTCCTGAAAAATAAGATTGCCACCTATTGCCCGTTTTTTCTGCTATAATGGCTATTGTGGAAAATTGATACAGCGATTCGGGCGGGCGCTTCCCCGCCGCCCGGCGCTGACCGGAAACGGACCTTGCTTTTTGCGAGGTCCGTTTTTGCGTGCGCTTCCGCGGGGCCGTCCAGAACGGAAATTGAAAAACAAACGAAAGGGGGTGCGCGGCGCATGGCGCGAGATCGAAGCCCGGAGCGCGACAAGGCGCGGGAAATATGGCTTGAATCCGGCGGGAAAATGACGGCGAAACAGGTTGCGGAAGCCGTCGGCGGCGTGAAGCCCGAACAGGTCCGAAAATGGAAAAGCCTTGATTCGTGGGCCGCGGCCCTTGAAGCCCAAAAACCGCCCCGGAAGCGCGGAGGACAGCCGGGGAACAAGAATGCCGCCGGAGCGGGGCCGCCTACGGGAAACCGGAACGCCGAAACACACGGCGCATATTCGGCGGTTCGCATGGAGGACTTGACCCCGGGTTTATATTCAGAAAATTACGCTGGACACAAAGAAAAATATGCTTGCCGAATTACAGTTGCTTATAGCAAAAGAATTCGACTTGCAAAACAAGATTGCAAAGTTGGAGAGTGCGGAAAGCGGAAGCCTTTTTGTTGATCGAGTTGTCGAGGTACAGACCCCAAAAGGGCAGGAACGATTAAATCAACAGCTTGAAAAGCTGGCAAGCCTGCAAGCGGAAGAAGAAGCCTTGCGCTGGGACATGGATGTTCAGCAGGGAAAACCGCCCACGAAGCAACAGCAAAAGCGCCTTGAAAGCCTGCAACGGGAGATTGCGGCCTTGCAGGACACCACGGGCGACCGGGCGCGGGAGTTGGAAAAGGCCGCATACAACACAGAAACCCGGACAGTCATTCAAGCAAGTGCCTTTGATCGTACAATGAAACTGGAAGCGGAGTTGAACAGAATTCACGGGCGCATTATTAAACTGCTTGATTCCATAAAGGGCTATGAATTAGAAAGCCGCCGCGTCCGCCTTGAAGAACGCAAATACAACCTTGCAAAGCAAAAGTTATCAGGCGCGTTCGACATTGACCCGGAAACGGGAGAGATCAACGACGAACAAGACGATTTCGACGCGGAATTAGAGGTTTGACGGGCCGGAAGCGCGACCCGCCGCGGGTCCTTTTAGCGCCTGAACAAAGCCTTGCGGGTTCGGGACCCCGCCGTTTTTTTAGCCACGAAATTTTTTTGAACGCTTCCGCGCTTTCGGGGGCGTTTTTGGTATGGGGGAGGTTGCCAAAACAGGAGCGGAAAGAGGGTGCGGGGCTTGAAACTTTACGACGTGAAAGCGGTTGCCCGGTTTTTGGACGTGTCCGAACGCCGGGTGCGGCAGTTGCGCGACGAAAAAGTGATTGCGGAGGTCCGACCCGGCCTGTATGACCTGATCGACACGAACCGCCGGTATATCAACTATCTACGGAAGAGAAACCCGGAGAGTGAAGAAACAATAGACTACAACACCGAACGGGCAAAACTGGTTCGGGCGAAGCGGAAAAACGAAGAATACGAATTGCAGTTGAAAGAAAACAAGCTACACGCGGCGGAGGACATAGAAGCCGTCATGACGGATATGCTTGTAAATTTCAAATCCCGCTTGATGGCGATTCCGTCGAAGCTTGCGCCGGTCCTTTGCAAGAAAACCGACAAAGCAGAGATTTTCGCCTTGCTGAAAGATCACATCGACGAAGCCTTGATGGAACTTTCAGATTTCAAAACGGCGTTCGGGGAAAGGGCAAAGGATGAAGAAAGCGACGGTTGAACTATTCACGCAAATTTTTTCCGTCCTTGCCCCGCCGCCGGATATGACAGTTTCGGAATGGGCGGACGAATACCGCCGCCTTTCCTCTGAATCGTCGGCGGAGCCGGGCCGCTGGAGGACTTCAAAAGCCCCGTATCAGCGTGAAATTATGGACGCGGTTTGCGATATGCGCGTTCAAAAAATCGTTATCATGTCGGCGGCGCAGATCGGGAAAACCGACGCATTGATTCTTAATCCTATCGGCTATTATATGCACTACGACCCGTCG